ATTCTATTCCTACGTTGAATGTCATTCAAGGATAAATTAGTATTCTTTCCGTCTAATGCAAATAATTCTTTGAAGTGTACGATATAATACTTACCCTGTTTGTGAAGTATATGACAGGATTGATATATCTTTTTCTCTTTCCTTGACGCTACACCTATACGTGTTAATGTTTCACGAACTTTCAAGAAATCATCTGGTTCATTCAATGTGACTTCAACCATATCAGATTGCTTCCATTGAATCTCAAGTTCACCGTTCATGTTTGCCACCTTTGCTTAATGCCTTTTTAATATAATCTAGTTGATTCTTGGTGAGAATTCTGAGTGCTTGGAGTGCCTTATCGTCATTATAACCATAATACTCTTTTACGATCTCAAGATAGTCAATAGAATCTTTCTTTGCCCAAGGAGAAAATCTTTTCCTAGGTTTCACACTATTTATATAAAAGTCATACTGCAAACGCTTTGGTAAATGAGGGTTCTTGTTCATCTCATTAGCAAACAACACAGTGTCAGTAAAGGAACTTAGACATCTGTTAATAATATATGATGGATATTTTCTTTCCGCATCAATGTCATCAACCAATATATTCTTCTTGGATTGATTGATGCTGTATAGGTAGTCTTTCAGTTGGTACATTGTTCCAGTGGCGGATTACTCCGCTAATAATAAAGCAGTTAGTGATAAGATAGCTGATGAATATAACAGTGCGTACCACAACCACGTAATTGTCATATTCTTTTGTTCTGTCGTCTGAGAATGATCCGAGTGCATACTTCCATACCTCCCAAAATTTACTTAGCATTGACACCTACGACTCTAGCGTTAGGGTTTCTAGCAAGTGCAACTTGACGTGCATCTTGATAGTCTTTAGCAATCACTTCTTCTTTAAAGACAGTTCCTGCTTTGTATAGGGTTACTTCACATTTCATAATTCATTAATACTAATTCTTTTCTGGATGCTTGTTCTTTATTATAGCATCCTGTAGACCTCATTGTGTAAGTGTGTGCAAATTCTGCAACTGTCCACCCATCAAACCTATCTCTAATTAACTGTGATGAGTTATATGATATTAGAATAGGAGATGTAGATTTGTCGCATACAGTTGCAAACTCATCATGGTTAAATCCTTTATGCATATCTCCTTTTCTACCATACAAATTAGATTTGATTTCATATGGTGGATCTAAGTATATGTAAGTTCCTTCTTCATCAGATAACATCTGTTCATATGATAGATTAGTTATCTTCCATTTCTTAATCATCAAAGAATACTCTGGAAGTTTCTCAATACCATTAACTGAGAAATTACTTTCTGATGCTTGTTTAGAAAATGCACTACTCTCTGTCAATCCACTGAAAGAACATTTGTTTACAACATAGAATGATACAGCACGATCAATTCTATTTCCCACTGGTTTTGCTAGGTAGTCTTTAGCATCTAAAAATAATTGTTTAGCAGAACTAGGATCTGAATGTTTTTGTTTAAGTTGTATCAATATGTCTTTGAGTTTCTGACCATCAGATTGTAATACTTTCCAAAAATTATACAGTGGTTCATATAGATCATTGACCCATATGTCTATGTGTGGATACCTTTTACCTATCTCTATTGCTACAGAACCACCACCTAGAAATGGTTCACGAAATTCTGTGTAGTCTTTTAGATCAGGGATAAACTGAAACAGTTTACTTAATGCTCTAGACTTACCGCCAGGATATCTTAGTGGTGTTTTGTATGACTTTAAACTTTTTGTTTTCATTTTCTGAATACTCCAAGTTTAGCAAGGAGATATACTGACAATACTGTCCAGAATACAACTTCTAATCCAATGTGATTCATGGTTTCTTTCCCTCCCAAATTTGTGCTTCAATTAAATAAGTTCTTGCTCGTTCAATGCCTTCTAGATTATCACCTAGTGCACCTATGCTAGTATTACATACCTTACATAAGAATCCACGTAGTTTTCCTGTTTCATGACAATGATCTAAAACTAATTGTAGATCTGTCCTACCACAACAATCACATGGAGTTCCTAAAGGTTTTGTTTTGCCATGGATTTTCTTTAGATCCCTCTCTACTTTTCTGACAACTTTTCTACACTCGTAACACATACCATGACGATATGTTTTATTTGCTGTAACTGTTGTTATCTCAAAAGCAATGTCCTCTTTTTCTTTTTTACATGTTCTGCAGATCTTCATTTGAATTCACAACTCATCATGATTTCTGTGAGACATGCTAACAAGTTTACTTCTTGATCAGGAACAATAGGAATACTGTTCATGTATTTTGCAATAATCAAAACTGCCTCTGGTATAGAGGATGGTTTCAATACACCATAAAGACTATCATAGATCTTACGCATGACCATGGTAGGATCATTGTCCATGTGTTGTACTACCCAGTTCTTTACTGTAGTAAACTCTTTCTTTTTAAGAGATGCTAGTAAAGTATCTAGGTTAACATCAGCAACATCAACAAGAATTGCAGATGTAATAGCACCTGTAGCAGCATAGCGTTGACATTCATTTATAAGTCTTCGCCAATCTGGATAATATCTTTTGATAAGCTTTGCTAAAACTTTATCATCATACTCAACTTTTTCTTTTGTGAGTATACTTCTCAACCTTACAAAGAACTCTCCTTGTAATTGTGTTGATTGCTCAGGTTTGATTCTGAAATCAACAACTGTACATCTAGAATGTAATGGTTCAATAATCTTATTGATAAAATTACATGTGAATATAAAACGACAGTTGTTATGAAACTCTTCTACAGCAGTTCTCAATGACAGTTGTACATCATTAGTAGTGTTATCTGCTTCGTCAATGATAACAACTTTATGTGATGCACCTGATGTCAATGATACAGTTGTAGCAAACTGTCTTACACGATTTCTAACTGTGTCCAGAAAACGACCTTCGTCAGATCCATTGATGACAATGTATGATGCTCCTATCTCTTCACACATTGCCTTAGCAATAGTGGTCTTACCCACTCCTGCTGTGCCACTCAATAGCAAGTTAGGTAGTTCTCCTTGTTCAACAAAACCTTGAAAGACATTACGTGTTGTATCTGGTAGGATACAATCTTTGACTTTGTTAGGTCGATACTTCTCAACCCAAAGGAACTCTTTGCTCATTATGTAAAAGTAAATTGAAAGAAAATGTCAATCTCATATTAGCACTGGTTTGCAAGTCAACGCAATGCATTAAATATGGTGGGAATAAGATTACATCCCCATCATGTAAATTTGGTTGTAAACTATCAGCAAAATATTCTCTAAAGTTCTCACTTTGATATGGGAACTGATGAACTCTGTTGTTAGAATCTGGACGGAAAAACGTTGTTGGTGTAGCACCTTTATTATAATAGATACCACACCAATATGGTGTTTGTTCCATACAACCTGTCAAGTGTGTATGTGGTTCTTGCCCTTGATAATCATGATATACATTATACCAGAAATTATGAACAACAAACTTATCTGGTATACCATTCGATATAAAAAGTCTTTTCATTTGTTCTGATAAATCTTTTATCAAACTATCTCTGACATCAGGAGATATTAATCTATCGTTATCAGAGATATTAGGAAAAGAAGAATTGACTGGTGTAGTCCATCCTTTAGGACGACTATCTATTTTTCCCTGCTTTGCTATATCAGAAAAGTCATAGGTGTCATGCTTCTCAAATCTAAAAGTAAATATAGGAACATAAAAAACTTTATGTAACATCATGCGGGTTCAAGGGCAATATAATATTTGAGGTCTGCATCTTGACTTGTCCACTCAGAGATCAAATGTTTAGATACTTTGACAACATAGTCACTTGGTAGAACACGAATGTTCTCAATCTTAAGGTCAAGAGAAAAGGTGCCAGTAGCAGTACCCTTGACAGAGAGATCGTAAGTATTACTGGTATCATTTTCTTTGTCTCTTAGAATCAATCTAATAATATCTGATCCTTCTTCTGAATAGAAAGTTAGATCAGGTAAACCATAAACCGCAGATGCTTTTTGGATGTTAATTAAATCTTCACCAGTAAGAGCAAATTGTATATCAGAGCCAGGAAATTTTACATTCTTTTCTGGTGCACTCTTCAATGTGATCTCAGGATCAGAGAAGTAATACTTTGCAGATTGACGACCACCACGAATCTTTACAAACTCTCCAGATGTAAATTCAAGTGATGGATTATCAAACAAAGAAATTCCACTCAAGAACTGACTAAGATCATAGATTGCAAAGTCAGTAGGAAATACTTCTTCTCCTGTAAATTTTGCGAGAATATTTTCTGCGTTAGATATTGTTCTAACTGTTGAACCTTGACGAAATACAATTGATGAATTGATTGTCGAAAAGTTTTTAAGTACGTCTAGTGTTGTTTTAGATAGTGTTACTTTACTCATTTGTCATAATCTACTGAAAAAGATGTAGGTGTATTAGCATTTAACTCTGCTGCTCTAGCAGACTTATCACTAAAATGTAGAAGGAGAACAGCATAGTGAACTATTTTAAATAGATCTTTTCTTGCTGTTCCTTTTCTATCATACCTTGAAGCATATTTCAAAATGTTAGACCTACAGAATGCTTCAGCATCACCAACAGAATCAATGAGATCCAATGTTTGGATTCCATGTTTACTGTAGTGTGCACCGTAGGTGCTAGAGATATACTCTGAGATCTGTTTCAAGATCTCTTGTTCATTGTATTTCAATTCTCACTCCAGACATGATCTATGTCACTATGATAGCATTGAAATTCATTTCCGTCAAGGTCAACAACATTTATTTTATGTGTTGCTGACCATTCACTGCCCCCATCCCCTATGATGCGAACACTCCTACCGTCTTTGAGACGGAGGATGTGTCCAAGATAACCATCAAACGGTTTGCTCATCTTTTACCTCGTTAGGAACTACGTCTGCATCTATTTTATCATACAATTCGATAAATGATTGCTTTGTTTCCTCATCAAAACGATTTGTGCAAACCTTGATTGCTTTCATACGATCTTGCCAGATAGCAAATGCTCTGATGATGTGTACAAGTCTACGTGTTGAGATAACTTCATCAACACCACCATCGTTGAATGTTCTACGAATAATGTCTGCCCAGTTAGCAAGGTAAGAACAGAACTCTTTGTCAAGAACAGCAAGTGATGCTGCTGCTTTCTCAAGAATTTTTGTCTCTGTAGCAACAGTAGGATACTCTTGCTCGAATGTCAAGGCAAATCTCTCAAGGAATGCTTCGTTCAATACGTTAGTACCGATGAATCTACCATCCTCAGAACCTTTACCTTTTGTATTTGCTGTAGCAAATATGTTGAAACCAGGACGACGCTCTACATAGCGACCTGTCTTCTTCAAGAATAAACCTTTACCTTCTAGAACAGATTGTAGACAAAGTATCTTGTTAGATGCTAGGTCAACTTCGTCAAGAAGAAGGATAGCACCTCTCTCAAGTGCTTCGATGACAGGACCGTTGTGCCATACTGTCTCACCATTGACAAGTCTGAATCCACCGATAAGATCGTCTTCGTCTGTCTCGATAGTGATGTTGACTCTGATGAGTTCTCTCTTGAGAGCAGCACATGCTTGCTCAATACCAAGAGTCTTACCATTACCAGATAAACCTGTGATGAATGTAGGGTAGAAGATACCTGATTGAATGATCTTCTTGACATCAGGGAAGTTACCGAATGGAACAAAGTTAGGATCTTTGCTAGGAACTAGGTTCTCTGCAATAGCAGGAGATGCTGCAGGAGCATTGTAAGTGATCTCAAGTTTTTCTTGGATAGTTAGATCCCACTTACCAATACCTTGTTTGTACTGCTTAAGTCTTTTCTTTACTGTAGCGAGTGAACAATTAAAATGCTCTGACGCTTGAAATAAATTTTTTGTGTTAACTTCTGTACCGAAGTTTTCTGTCAAGTATGTAACGAAGTCTTCAGTTGTTACAGGGATAGGAGCGAATGGCATTTTAAAATTTGTTGTTGTTGTACTTAGTATAATGGATAGTTAGGGGTGTTGCCACCCCTAGTGGACAGTTTGTTAACTGACTTTACTTACGAATGCGTTAAGTAGTTTTTTGTTAACAGATTTGTTTGCAAGCATTTTTTTGAATGCTCTGGTGATGTCACCTTTTTTAGCATTGTCTTTTACAACGAACTCTGTGTCATTGTCAAGTGCTTTGTTGTTGATAGCATAGAGTTCAGTGAATCCTGCAGGACTTGTGATAACTGCAGACTTCTCTTTCTTCCACTGCTTTTGAATCTCAGCATAGTTACAATCTGGTGAACCATAGTTAGAAACAAAATTCATAAGAGCACTACCTGGTAAGATACGGAATCCAAGAACATTTACATCAGGGTTACGATCACGTAATTGCTTAAGGAAAATGTTGGTAGTATTGCCATATGTGAACTGTTCGTATGTACGTCCAGTTGTGCGGTCACGTAATGCTACACCTAAGTCTAGACGACGTGCACGGATTACAACTTCACCCTCACCTCTGTCATACTCAGCACCATAAGAACTGGTACATGCTTCACCATCAGTTAGAATACATACGTTTACTTTTTGTAAACTATTATCTTTCTTGAATTTAGGAAGAATGTGGTTGAGCATAACGATTGACTCATTCAATGGAGTACCAGATAAACCAAGACCTATTGTTGATGAGTATGAACCATATCTTCTGTGCTTAGATGCTTCACGAAATAGATTTAGACACATACGCTCATAGTCTTTACCATTAGAACGTGATGAAACAAAGTTCATTAAGTAGAACCATTTGTCAATGTAGACCTTGTTCTTCTCTAGATCATTCTCGTCAACATCATAGTAAGAACGATAGTATGGAGTATCTTGTTCTATAGTAGCATCATTGTCGATAGCACGT